ATTAACCGATGTTGTATCTCGTTGGGTTGTTGAACCTGATGGTAATTGCAGTGAACCTTCCGCGGATGTTCTCGGTGCGATTGCTTCAAAGTTATCGTCCATCTCATTATATGTTAATGAGGTGCCTTTAGTGCTTCTTTTGGTAATAGCCATTAGGTTGAATCTCCGTCGTCATTAAAGTATTGGCCAACATATGATTTGAACTCGTTATTATAACCCGGGTTAAATTCAATATAGTCAAATGCGGTATACTCAAATAATTCTATTTCTTCTTCTGTAAGTTCTGCGACAATAATAAGTTGTGCTTCCAAAGCTGCTTTAGCAACGGGATCGGTCTCCGCTGCAATTTGTGCTAATAAGGATGCGTAATTTGGATTTGCCATGCGTTATTTATCCGCCGGCGGTAACCTTGTCTGAACCTGCCGCTGCGGCATTTGCAACAAAACTACCATGACCACTTGTGGCATCACCAGTTCTATGGACGGCATATCCACCTGCAGTTACTTTTGATGAACCACCTACGGCATCATCACCGCAGGCTGTTGATCCACCTGTTGTTACGGCAAGGCCACCTTGAGCGGTAACCTTACCTTGTCCTGCAACAACATATTTAGTTTTGTGAAAAGGGTTAGGAGTTGTACTGAAATGTCCAATATGACTATCTATCCCTTTTCTTATAACTGCTGGCATTATGCGGCCTCTAATAGTTTCTCTTTTGCAATTATATATTCTTTTACCAATCCCGAGCGGACAATATCTTCCACTCCAAATTTTACAACATCGCAGGACGGTATAGCATTCAATACTTTAACAAAGCTTACTAATCCTGAAATATCAGCACGGTTTTTAGATTGTTGTAGATCATCTTGTTTTGTGTCACCACAAAATACAATCTTTGATGATTCTCCGACGCGAGTAATAATACTGTCAAGTTCATGGTATGTCATTGATTGACATTCATCCACGATAATAATTGCATTATCAAAAGTTAATCCTCGGACAAATGATGAAGTTTTAAACTCAATCATTCCTTTTGTTTTTAGAACTTGATAAGCATCCTTTCTTCCAAATAAGTCATTCACAATATCGGTATATGGTGCTTCAAATACCGCTTCTTTTTGTGCTTGTGATCCGGGCATAAAGCCCTGCTCGCGTGTCTGAACTGCAGATCTAATAATGATGATCTTTTCATACTCTCCTTTCTGTAGTACATCATTGAGTGCCAAGTATGTAGCACACATTGTTTTTCCTGTACCTGCTGTTCCGATAGCTGCGATATTGTATCCTTTGTTATAAGATTGAAATAGATCAGATTGTGATGGTGTGAGTGGTTTAATCTTTCGCATTGAAAACTTAGTGTTTAAAATGCCCATCATATAGTCCTGCTCACGTTCTGCTCTTCTTTTTTCTTTGCGGGATAATCTTCGCTGTTTAGCCATGAAACCTCCTAATGGTGTATTACCATGTGTTAATTTTATTTTTTGCACCATCCTTTTTAATTGAACCTGGATGATGCTTCTTTACATTTTTAAGCACATCTTTAAAACCGTCGTCAACTTTTGTAATGCCGAGACGTGCCGGGTCACCGATTCCCGGAAACTTCGTAAATATCTGTTTTATATTGGGGTTTGCTTCTAGGTACGGCTCTCGTTCAGCCATACTCATTGTCAATTCAAATTGTTCATTCGTTTCTTTATTCTCAAAACTATATACAGGCATTCATACTCCTTTAAAATGGAAAAAGGCAACCTTAACAGATTGCCTTCACATAATCTAACTAACATCTGTTAGCATTATTTATACAATAAGATCATAGATTTCACGCCAATTTTTAACATTTACCACATCAGTGTGAGAAAAATCTTTATTGTGTGGATGTTCAATCAACAGTGATTCAAGACCAAATTTAGAACCGGTTACGGCATTCTCAGGTTTATCTTCAACCCAAAAACAACCTGAGTCACGGTATGCTTCAAGAGCACTATCTTTATCACCACCACATGGTAGGCAGATAAGTTCTTCAAACACTTTCTTACCGAATACTGCTTCAAGGTTTTTCATTCGAAGCTTACCAGCATATTTGTCAGTCGACAGTGAAGTGATACAATGGAAGATGTACCCGTGATCTTCATTGAGTTTTTTAACATATTTCTTTGCATCACGGAATGGTGATAACCAACCGATTGCAGCAGAGCAGTTAAAGTACTCACACATTTCTTTTGCTTTGTCATATGACATATCAAAAACTTGACCCATATCATATTCAGCAATGTCTTTTGCGTAATGACCACGAGCTTCCATCCATTGATAGAAGGAGTATTGCCAATCAAGCAATACACCATCACAGTCGACTAAAATTAATTTTTCACGTTTATTCATAATATATTTCCTTTCTTAGGATGCGAACCGCCGGATTGCAGCACGCTCATCGGTTTTAAACATTTTGCCAGTTTTACCACAACGGAAAACAAAGGCATATTTTGGTGAGCGGGTTTTGTACTCAATAAGTTCATCACCATCACGGTTTTTCATAGAAAGACCCAAACGGTCAACTTCCATTTGAAGAATGCGATCAGTCATAGTAACCGCACCTTTAACTTTTGCTGAAACTTTGATATTTACTTCAGCATCACTGAAAGACATATTGCCAACTTCAATATCAAGGTTGCTTGATACACCATAAGATGCAAGTAGTGCACTCATTTCTTGACGAAGTGATTTCAGGTTTTTGCGATCAAAGTTTTTAAATTGTGTAGTCATTTGGTTTTTCCTTTATTTGATGATTCTAATATAACTGATTCTACAGAGAATGTCAATGGTTAATTTGATTTAATTTCAAATTTATGCCGCCTCCACCGCTAAATTCATTTCAACTTCTTCCATCAGCCATGGACCGTTATTCATAGTTGAAACAAAGAACCATGCGTCACCATCAAACAGGTAAAGGTAATCAGCACAAGCATATTCACGGCCATCTGCCAAGTAATCTTCAACTGAATTGTATGTTACAGGAGATTGGTTTGAATGTACTGACTCATCTAAAGATGTTTGCAAGTCTTCTTTTAAACCTGAGATATAACCTGCATTAGCAACAGCTTTTGCTTTTTCAGGAGTGTTATATGATTCAAAAAGAAGACGGCCGTTATAAGCAAGATAACCATCGTAATGGCAATATGTTGCTGTAACTGTACCGTCTTCGTTGTAGTTTGCGATCATTGATGAAGTACCCATAAGATTGATTCCTTTTGTTTTACCTTATAGAATCAATCTACACTATTTGTACTCAAATGTCAATAGTTAATTTCTTTTTAAATCATTTTTTTCTGAAAATGTTTCATTACGTTCATTGCGTTTAGTTTTTTTCCTATCACGGCGGTTCTTCATACGACGTTCCTTGTTGGTAACTGATTCGTCTTCATCACCCCATTCATCATCCATATAATCTTCACGGAATTTCTTAAACGTTTTTGCCATTGTTCTTACTCTTTTATTAGATCAGGAAATGCTTTGACTACGGTTGACTTACGCAGTCCTTTAAATGATTTTTGTGCTATAGCATAGTTGGCCAAAAGTTTGGCATCTTCATTATATATATCTTCAAGCAAACTTATGAATAAACCTTCTCTTTTGACTTGATTCAAATTGTCATAGCCGCCACCTTCAATAAAGATTTTCATACGCCGCATTTCACGGTAAAGCATCAAACGTGCTTCATCTTCATATTCATTTTCTTTCCAAGGTGGAGCAGTATCAGGTAGTAACCACTTAACTGATTTGTCATAAGTAATCCGTAAGATTTCACGGAGTGGTTGCGAATCATTTTTCAACAACCACTCAATCTTTTCTTCAGGTTTACCCATATTACTGAGTTCAGCAATGATTTCTGAAATTGCTAATTTTTTTGCCATCTTATTAAAAATCCTGTATATCTGTAATTAAGTTTTTCAATTTACGCTTGACAAAATAATCAAATAGATATTGCCGTCCGATGTCTTTTGGCTGATTCCATTCAGAACGAATTTGTTCTACGTAATTAGCAGGGATTTGACTTAGGTCAATCATCATTTTATTACGGTGGAAGCAACGCAATGTTTCTTCATCCATTTCAGACGTACCTTTGAGTAATTTCTCAAGGCGTGGTTTTGTCATTGCCTTTTGACGTGTGCCTACTGCAAGGCAATTGTCAGGACTCAGAACATTTGGTACACCGTCACCTTTATCACCACGAAGGATATGCTCATTGAGATAATTTGTAGGATTATCATTACGGATCCAACGTTTACGAACAGGATCATACTGATCTACGTTCACATAGGATTGTAATTGGATATAATCTTTATCACCTGATAGAACAAGGTATTTTTCATTACCGATATTTAAATCAGTACCTTCATCATGGCAGATAGTGCCAATAATATCATCAGCTTCACAGTGATCCATATGAATTACTTTATATGGAAAGAATTCTTTCAACTCATCTCGGATGGTATTCATAATACCAAATAATACATTCCAATCGAGTTCAGACTCATCTCGTGATTTGCGACGGTTTGCCTTATAATAAGGAAATGCTTCACGGCGCCATGAATTTTTGCCGTCAGCACATATAACGATCTCACCGTATTCTTTTGTAAACTTTTTACGGTTAGAACGAATTGAATTTAAGAACATATGCCGAATAAGATTTTCATCTACATCAATGTTCGTATGGTTACCGATGCTCGCAAATAGCGAGGCAAGGATAACTTGGTTGTAATCTACTAATATTGCCATTGTGTTTTCTCATTTCAATTTGATTTATATAAACTATATTAATCTAACTCTTCCTCAATGTCAACCATTTTTTCTTTAAAACTGTTAATATCTTTTGTTTCAATTTCAAGTATATCTTTTGCGATTGATTGAAAGTCGTGCTCAATTCCGTGTGCCTGTAAAGCTAACGACCTTATTGATTCTAGGACCATCATCATAGAAGGCATAAAATATTCCATATCTTTATCAAAGCTATGCCCCACCCTTGTTAATTCACCAATGACGTGCCGAAACAAAAATTCCGACATTTCATTAGCTACTTCTTCTTTATACTCGTCAAGTACTGAACGCAACTGTTCTTTCGTCAAAGACTCGACGTTTGTATTAACTTTAGGGAATTCTATGATGTTGTCAGTCATTTACTGCCAATGCTCGTAGGAGCTGTGTCCATGTTGTTGTAAAAGTATTTATATTATTCCTGGCTAAATTGAACCTATCACTTGTTGTGAAACGGCGAATAAAGTCAGGATCGGATTGTTGCATATTAAGTACACCTTTTGCGACAGAATATGCTACGTTCGCATGCTGTGTAGCATCCTCATGGAAATCATAAGAAATTGTCGCACCGCTTGCGGTTTCAGTAAGTGCACCAAGGTTGGGGTGAATACAAACCAAACCTGATTTGATTGCCTCAATCAACGAGATGCAAGATGTTTCTTTCCATGTATTTGGATATAGGAAAATATGAGATTTATCCAATGTATCCAATACAAGACGGTTATTTACCGATCCATGATAAGTCATCTTGGGATGTGCTTCAATTTTATCAAACAATGGTTGGTAAGGTTCATCTCTATGGCCCCAACCATATATACCAAATGACGAAAACACATCAAGATGGATGTTATCAAATTCTTTTGCTAATTGTTCAAAGATAGGAATAAGTAATTCCAAACCACGGTGCGGAGTTGTATGATATACAAAACGAATAGTTTCATAATCTTTTTCTTCCGAAGGTTTGTAATCCTTTTCAATAGCATTAGGAATTACCGAGCACATTGAGTGCGGTATACCATAATAAGTGATATACTGATCTCGTTGCCATTGTGAAACGAAAACAATATGGTCAAAATTATTCCAACCTTTTTCTTGTAGAATTTTGTTTTCAGGATCCTCGGCAAGATCATGGCACCATAGGATATTTTTAACATCACCTTTCATATCACGCGGACGTGACAAGTGGATAGCATATTCCTGCAACAGTGCAGGATCTACTCCGTCCATAAGGCGTGCTCTCATCATTTCAGTACCACCTTTGGATTTACCTGATAGTTCAGACTCCTCAACCACACCTTTATAGATACAGCTCATTTATTAAACTCCTTTTGTAAATTCTTTTAATGAATCCCAACGAAAAGAACGCCATCCTGGTGCCTTCACGTCATAAACCGCGAGAACATCATTGTTAGGTTTTTTCTTTTGGATTTGTTCCTCAATATCTTTTTGAGGTGGCAACATCTCTTCATTGAGTGTTGCAAACATTAGTCGCTCATCACCATTCTTTTTTGTGAAAGTAATTTCGCATACACCGACTTTAAGTGCATTAATAATTTCATTCTTGTCCATAATATAATCTTTCTATTTTAGTTTAGTTAATCTTCAAATTTAATCAGTTCAAAATCTCTTAAGATTTCAAAGCAGGTGGTTGCCGTATCACTTGTCGGTTCAGATTTCATACGTGCAATAAATTGATCTACGTATTGCAATTCTTTGCCGTGGTCGGCTGCGATGCCAAGAGCTTCGAAAAATGTTTCAATGTCATATGGATTTTCATAGAATATCCGACTCGAGTATTTTTCCTTCTTGGTCGCATTTGAACTTTTGCTCTTTGACATTTTTATATGTTACTTCCTTTTCATAAATATTTTCTAATGCACTATGAAAAGCTCCGAGCGTGCCATTATTATGTATCCTGTACGTTTTAACATCAAACTTATAATCTAAAACATATTTGGCCTGGATTGGTGTTGCATAAGAGTTAACAATTTCTTCTACAACTTTACCATTAAAATACCGTCTTGAATCTGTTGAATAGTCACATCCATCACGAGTCAATTGGACCAAGATAAAATTATCGGAACCAATAGTATTTATAACAGGTTTTAATTCGTCAACAAAACCACCATCTGAGATAGCATAATCCTTTGATAAATCAATTTCATTTGCCACCTGCAAACCAAAGTAATCCAAACCTTTTCTTGGTTTGACAACTGTTTCAGAAACATAGATCATTGCTTCACGGCAAGACATATGTCCGATATCCATATGAGGTACTTCTTTTACTGAGCGGTCGTCATATCGTTCCATGAACCAATCATAATTACATCCAAAGTAATTACAAGTTTCTTTATATAACTGATATTTAAAAGAAAGGTGCTTATAACCTTTTTCTTTAAAATAATCAGCGGCAGCATCTTTGCCTGATTTGGGTGGTCCGTTAAATAGAAATATCA